TAGCAACTGTATCGTTTAAACTTTTTTTATTTAAAACAAGAGTTTTATTTATTTTGCCAAACGTGGCATTTAACTTTTTTAGCTCATCATTACCAAAAGTCTTTATACTAATTTTTACGGTATTAACTTCGGTAGCCATTTACTGCTGCTCCTTACTATTAATTTTTTTAACAGCAGTCGCTTCCATTAGTTGTAAACCTGCGAGCATTTCTTGTCGGTTATCTACATGATAGAGGTCAAACAGACCTCCTTCAAGTAATAATACCTCATATTTTAACCCTACTACACCTCCAAAAGACATATTCCATTGTGTTTGACAACGAAGGAACATATTAACAATCTCCCAATTCTCATCAAACACTTCAAATTCGTCTTCTTCTTTTGGTTGCTCCTCGATTTTTACACCAAACGCAGCAGCGTCTTTCTGTGTTTCATCTATAACTTGTTTGCCACCCGAAGCCCAATATAAAGCAGCATCAATTAGTTTCCCGATTGTGCGTTTGCATAGAATGATTTAAAAGCATCTAATACACCAGCAACAAAATCAGTATCTTCTGCAAAACTTTTTAATTCTGCTTTTGAAAATTGAATTGGAGTACCATCCTCCTCGTTTAAATCTTCCCAACCAACTAACACTTTCTCTAATGCTTTGTACTCGCTTTCTTCATTGAAACTATTTAACTCAGTTCTTGATAAACGTCTAAATTTACCAATAAATTCGCTTGTTTCAAACTCTCCAATGTTAGTCTCAGAAGGTGTTTTAACTTGGACAGGCCAAGAATACACCTTCGTCTTTTTTCTTACAAATGCCATAAATTAAAATATATACTTCTCTACTCTACCTCAGTAGTCAATACTTATTAAGTAAAGATTAGGCTGACCTCATTGTTAGCTGCACTTGGAACAAGTGTATATGGAATCTCAAGCATTGCTACTCCATCAGCTTCTCCGTATGCTACATCGCCAATGTCAACTTTACTGCTTGTAAGCTGTACTTTATTACCTGCTGTAGTTCCATGTAAAAAGGCTAAGTTACCTAATGATGAATCTGTTAAAGCAGCAGTAAAGTAATCTTTTTGTGCAATAGTTGGAGCTTCAATGGTAACAGAACCATTAGCTGCTCTATCAGTAATTAGAACTTCTTTTGTACCGCCAACAAGTTCTCTGTACACTAAAGAATTACCTACATCCATTGTGATATTCATCAAAGCACCTGAGTATGACAATAATGAAAAACCGCTTGTATTTCCATTTTTAAATACTAAAGGTGTTGCCTGATTACCATAAGTAACTGTTGGCAATGCTGTGTCTGTTGGAGCATTGTAGATTCCTGTAAAAGTAAAATCAATCGAAGGAATCTCGCCAACAGCAGCATTAAGAACAAATGTACCTCTGCAACCAGTAACAACGTGCCTTACACCATCTACGTTGTAGTGAATAGTAACTGAACTAAAACTTGCTGAAACAGGTGCATAAGTAACGCTAGTTCCCGAACTGACCGTTTCCGAGAAACCACACGCTTTAAGCGCACTTCCGTATCTAGGCGCAGTTCCAGCAGTTCCAGATCCAGCAAGTTCTACGCTGAACGTACACTCAACTCTTGTGTTAGCTAATAGTTGTTCAGATGCACCTAAATAAGGTCTAACAACATCTCTATTCACTACATCACTTGATTGTGGTGTAATTGACAGATCTCTTACAAGAACGACATCTGTTGCAGCAGGTGTAGGATCTGTTCCATAGCTGCTTTCGGCTTCAATTAGAATTACTCTCTTTCTTGTCAGTTGTGCCATCTTTAGTTACCTCAGTAGGGGGTTCAGCTTGTGAAGTTTGTTGCACTAGCTTTGCTTTGCCAGTTTTAGGGTTCAGTATGTAAGTACCGCCCTCATTTGGAATTTCATTCTCCATAATAAACAATCATGGTTGTTAGGGTCGCAGTTACGCAATAAATCATGTTGATAAATCGTTATAACTACTTCTGTAGTCTATTTCATACTCGCAGGAGATTATTCCTGCTGGTTGATCTGCCTCTACAACATCAAAAGTGACAGTAAGAGGTCTTACGTCTAAAGCAAGTCCTCCAAGAGTAGGATCACTTACCATTTTTGTATGTAAACTTTCTACTGTAGGATCTGCTGTAGTGTCAGGAGTTTGTGACCTGACAATAACAACTATCCTTACTCGTAATGTCCAATCTAACTTTAAATAGGTTGCACTATTTACAGTAGGATCATCTGTTACAAACTCAACCACAAGAGAAGGAGTTTCTTCTCTTGCCATAGGCTCTACACGATTTCTGTATATACGAGTTCCTACACCTGTAGTTCCTGCTAACTCAGTTTTTATTTTTGCTAATATTTGTTCTCTTTTACTAGCCATTTCAAACCTTCATTAAAGAAATTACAGATAAAGTACCATCGTCTATCTTTCTAGCACTTCTAACCTTGTATTTAACATTACTGACTTTTAATTCGGTGTTAAATGTAATTGATCCTAAATCAGTTGTTTTTACTGTTAGTTCATAATCTGTACTCAACACACGATCATCAGCAACGATTTCATCAGGTTGCTCTAAGATTCCTTTATAAGTAGTGCCGTCATAGAATACATCCTCAGAAAAATCTCCAAAGAACGTATCTATATCCTCTTTGAAAGCCATGAGAAAAAAAAGCCCTCGTTTGAGGGCTACTTATTTAGCCGTACTTCTTAACACCAATTAAATTGATGCTGAAAGTAAAGGTTGGTGATGATCCACCGATTGTCTGAACAATCTTGATAAAACGCTTACACTCATCTTTGTTAATTGCAAGTGTTTGCATTGAAGCAGATCCAGTTACTTGTGTGAAAGTAGCACCAGATAAATCTGTATAAGTTCCACCTGTAGTATCAGAATTAGTAATTTTAATATCTAATGTTGGG